ATTTTTGGTCAGATCACTGGCTCTCGTGCGGACCTGATCATCCCGGATGACATCGAAACACCGACGACGTCGTGGTCCGTCTCCATGCGAGAGAAGCTGCTATCAGCTGTTGGTGAATACAACGCCATCCTCAAGCCCGGTGGTGAGGTCATGTACCTCGGTACACCGCAAACCGAGGAGTCCATCTACAACAAGCTGCTCCATAAGGGCTTCTCATCCCGTATCTGGCCTGCTCGTTACCCCGACAAGCCGGAGAAGTACGGAGACCTGCTGGCGCCTGTCGTCCAAGAAGGCTGCATTGATCTCAAAGGGAAACCCGTTGACCCCGGTCGTTTCTCTGAAATGGACCTGCTGGAACGGGAAGTCAGCTACGGACGTTCCGCTTTTGCACTGCAGTTCCAACTAGACACCAGCCTGTCGGACCTTGAACGGTTCCCGCTGCGTCTATCTGACCTCATGGTCATGGAGGTCGCAGACCATGCCCCCGAAAAGCTGGTGTGGTCGTCCGGTGCCGAATACCGCATCACGGACCTACCGGCAGTTGGCTTCTCCGGTGACTACTACCACCGCCCTGCCTTCATGCACGGCGATTGGCTGCCCTTCCAAGGCTGCGTCATGTTCATTGACCCCTCCGGTCGTGGCGCTGACGAGACCGCCTATGCCGTTGTTGCCCATCTCAATGGCAACCTGTTCCTCCTGGAGGTCGGTGCCTTCCGCCAGGGCTACACCGATCCAGTCCTTGAAGGCCTAGCAGCCGCGGCCAAACGCCATAAGGTCAACCTCATCCTTCTGGAGGACCAGTTCGGTCAAGGGATGCTGGAGGCCTTGCTCAAGCCATACCTCCGCGTTCAGCACCCCTGCACGGTGGAGGCCGTCCGCTCCAATATGCAGAAGGAACGGCGGATCATCTCAGCCCTAGAGCCGGTCCTGAACCAGCATCGACTGATTGTCAACCGCTCCGTCGTTGAAAACGACAGCCGTGGTCGTGATGATGACTCCGCTGAGGTCAAACTCAGCTATCAGCTGTTTCATCAGCTGACCCACATCACCGTCGACAAGAACTGCCTGCAGCACGACGACCGTCTTGATGCAGTCGCAGGTGCCATCCAGTACTGGAACGAATCCCTCGCCATTGATGAAGACCGTGCCATCGCAGAACGCAAGTCAGAACTCTGGGATCTGGAATTGGAAGCCTTTATGGGAAATCTTGATGGGGCTCTTGATGCGCAGTTTCTTGGGGTTGCTTTGGCGGACCTCCCCAAAACCAATGGCAAAACAAGCTGGATCCCTCAACGATCCACCAGTAAGGCCTAGAGCATGGGTCATCCGCCTGCCTGGTCTCTTCGTCGGACCAGGTGGCAAAAAGATCTCCGGGTCATTCCAGACCGTTGTCATGGCGCAGTCCGAAGACATGGCCTGGGAAATCGCCATCAACTGCGATGTCTGGGAGCAACTGCCCTTTGACATCAAGAACATTCAGATCTTCCCCAAGGAGCCCCTGAGCCATGGCGTTGATACGACTCGCTGACGCTGCCAAGCACTTCAAAGGCCTCAGCCATCAGCTGGCTGCATGGAATGCCCTCCAAGAAACACTGACCCCCCAACAGCTGCAGGACTTCGCGGAGCTGTATCGCGCTGATCCGCCCCTCAAGACCCCCAATCTCCAACCACAATCCCCCTTCTCCCTCAAGCTCACCCCCAACATCACCTACGGCGAGCTGGCTTTGCAGTCGGAGGCGCGGCGTTTCGCCGCTCAACACCAATGCAACACGGCCTTGGTCCTTTGCCAGTTCGTCCAAAAGGCCCGTGATCACTTCGGCAAGCCAGCCATCATCACATCCGCCTACCGCCCACCCAAGATCAATGCACAGGTCGGTGGCGCATCACGCTCTGAGCACCTCTACGACGCTCCCGATACCGGTGCCATTGACTTCTACCTAGACGGCATGTCCGTCAAGGAACTGCAGAACTGGGCTGATGACCACTGGCCCTATTCCCTGGGCTATGGCGCACCCAAGGGCTTCATCCACATCGGCATGCGCCCTGGTCGACCACGGGTACGCTGGGATTACTGAGGGTTCGCTATGCCTAGCCCACGCGACGGCCTCTACATCAACATCCACCGCAAGCGGGAACGCATCAAGGCCGGCTCCGGTGAACGCATGCGCTCCCCTGGCGAGAAAGGCGCCCCTACTGCCAAGGCTTTTAAGGAATCAGCCAAGACCGCCAAGAAGAAATAGCCATGTCCATCCCTGATGAAGACCTATGGCCACCTCTTGACGAAGCCCTGATCAAAAAATTGGACGATTTGATCCCGGAAAAGTGCCCTGGGGTTGATGACTCTGACCGTGAGATCTGGATGTACGTCGGCCAAAGGCAAGTGGTGCGCTTACTCCGCTCCGTTTATCTTGAGCAGCAAGAGGAGATTTGACCCATGTGTGGTGGTGGTGGGCAACGGCAGGCCGCTCAGCAGGCCGAAGACGCCAGACGGCGTCAAGAGCAAATGGCGCGGCAGCAAGAAGAGCAGCAGCGTCAGCAGTTTGAACAGCAGATGGCCCTGCAACGCCAGGCCGCTGCTGAGCAAAGGGCTATTGCCACAGCTCCTCCCCCGCCTGCCCCTGAAAAGGTGGCGATTTCAGCTGCCCCTGCCATTGAAACCGGCTCCGATCTCGGCATTCCAATGCGTATTGGCATGGGTCGCCGCAAGCTGCGCACTGATGTCGCAGGTGGCACCGGTGGTCTGAGCATTCCTGCCGCTTAATCCAGTGGACCTCAACCTGACCGGCAGCGTTGACCGTCAACGCCAGCCCTACAACGAAGAAGAAGTTGGAACGGCTGCTGCCCGCTACCAACAGCTGGTTGGGAACCGTGATTCCTTCCTGGATCGCGCTCGGGATTGCAGCAAGGTCACCATTCCTGGCCTGATCCCTGACGCTGGCGGCACTGATCGCGGTCGCCTCAAGACTCCCTATCAATCCCTTGGCGCCAGAGGCGTCAATTACCTGGCCAGCAAGCTGCTGATCAGCTTGTTCCCGCCTAACTCCAGCTTCTTCAAGCTGGAAATCGACGACCTCGCACTGCGTGTTGCAGAGGCTGGGCCTGAAATCAAAACAGAACT